AAGGCAACTGCCTTCTGAAAATCATCATAGGTATCAATTTCATTTGCATAACGATCAAATAGATCCCTAGCAAACTGATCCTTCTGATCCTGTGTGCCACTCTCAAGCATCTTCTCTTTCTGCTCTCTAACACTCTCAGAGAGGTCCTGCCCACGATCACGCAGTTGCACCCAGAAGTTATAGAGAGGCACATACAGATCATTTACCCAGACAGGAATATCTGGATTTGCCTTGGTTACATCAATACCAATAGAACCACCACCAAGAAATGGTTCACGATACTCAGTGATTACTTTTGGATACCACTGAGAAAGAGTCTTAATTGCTTTCGACTTCCCTCCCGGATATCGAAGAGGTGTTTTCAGAGATTTCAGAGATTTCATAATCAGGTTTGTTGTATTTCAGAAATTCCCAGAAGGTCAATTTCATTTCCTTATGGGTCATACCACAATGCTTTGCGGCAGCAGGTAGTGTCATTTTAGCACGGAACAGTGCCTCATTTGCCTCTTGAACATTTTGAGGTGTGGTTTTCACTCTTGGTTCAACCAAAGTTTTATAATCAATTTTTAGAAGACTCATAATAGACCACGATCATTTCTGTGAAGAAGAACTCCATCAACCTTATTCAGTAGTTCTTGCATATCCTGATGCAATACACGATATCCAGTTCCAACATAAAGTTGACCAAGAACTACTGCAACGGTTGCAGTTCCCCAAAAAATATAATAGAACTTAGATTTGACTTGTGCCCTTAGTTTTGTTTTCATAGTACCAACTTCTTACTTGGTGTTTTTAAAACAGAGAACATTTCCTGATATTGTTCCTCAATCTGTTCTTGAGTATCAGAAATGTATACAATATACTTTTTAGTTACTTCCAGTTCTTCACCCTTTCCTTTGAGAAGAGGAGACCAGGGAGCAAATCCCATCTGACCATTACCAGCAGGAACGGCAACAATAGGATTACAAAAGACGATAGAGTCTTCTTTTTCTTCAATCAGGTCGGCAACAACATCTTCACCGGACCACATACGAATCAGTTTTACATTCATTTGAATTCACACTCCACCATAAGTTCAGTTAGACAAGCAAGCATATTTATCTCTTGATCTGCTACGAACGCTCCCTGATACTGATACTTAGCGAGAACAAGGACAGCAGCAGGAATAGAACCAGGAACCAAGGCTTCGTAGCAAGCATCATAAATGCGACGGAGAAGTACAGTAGTATCATTGTCCAGATTACTAACGATCCACTTTCGCACCTCAGCAAAGTTCTTATCCTTAAGATTTTTGACAAGTTCATTTACGGCAACATCAGAGAACGTAGCAAGAATGCCAGAGTCAATCTTTCCACTGACAGAATATCGTTGACACTCATTAAGAACTCTCCTCCAGTCAGGAAAGTGCTTATTAATGAGTTCTACCAGGACCTTGTTATCATATTCAACACCTTCTGAATCCAAAATTTGTTGGATACGTTTAAAGAACTGGGCGGCAATGGTTTGTCGATCTCTTCCCCTAATTCCGAATTCAACCACTGTGCAACGGGAATGAAGTGGTTCGAGGATTTTGTTTTTGTAGTTGCAGGTGAAGATGAATCGGCAGTTGCCAGCAAACTCCTCAATAAATGCCCGTAGGAGGAGTTGTACATCATTGGACGTGTTATCTGCCTCATCAATGATGATGACTTTGTGTTTTGCAGTTGATGAAAGCGAGACGGTCGAAGCGAAGTTTTTCGCATTGTTTCGGACAGTATCCAGGAATCGTCCCTCATCGGATCCATTGATGACATAACAGTCTACCCCAAGTTCATTACAGAGTGCCTTTGCCACAGTGGTCTTACCAATACCTGGAGGACCTGCAAGAAGCATATTAGGAATCTCTCCTTTATCTAGGAAAGATTGAAACGTTTTTTTGGTATTGTCAGGGAGTATACACTCTTCAATTGTTTTTGGTCGATATTTTTCGACCCAAATAAAATCACTCATAATCAAATCCAATCAGGTTTACGTTCAGGAATACGAAGATAGTTGCCACTCACCCAAGGTTTAGATGCAATATACAGTTTGTAAGCAGTGAACGTATCTATTGTATCATCTTTTTTCCATTCATCAGGCATTGCCCGTGCAAATGGTGTAAGTTTTGAGAGATGAATTGCATCAAGTGGAAAGATTTGATTTGCATATGCAAGAGTATGTAAACAAGAATGCACTTTTGCATATCGATTTGAATACTCTTCACATAATGCCAAACCGTGTCGAATCAACCACCGTGCATTTGCTGCCGTTTCATTTGCCCATATGGTGCAGGGATGATTACGAAAAGCACCCTTCTCTGTCTTATAAGGTTTGCCATCAAGTTTGGGCAGTTCACCATATCCATGACCCCACTTTTCTGATGCCACGATAGAAAGCATTTGACAGCACTCTAGAGGCATTTTGACGATGTGTTTATCAGGTAGAACTTGTGCAGAAATAAAGGGATCAGGATCCGATACAAAGATGTTCATTTCAATGGTCGAGTAAAAATCTCACTTACAATATCCTTTGCACCCATTGCCTCATACATGTAGGTAGCACCAGATCTAGGATTTGTATGCTCCCCACAAGTAAACACATCACAAACTGCCATATGATTCTCGGGCCATGTGTGAATTGAAATGTGAGACTCAGCAAGAAGTGCTATAGCAGTCACCCCACAAGGACTGAACTTGTGGGAAGAAATATCCAGCAATGTGCTTTCGGACAATTGGGCAGCATTAGCAAGAACATTGCGAATGTGTGCCTCATCATCTAAAAGTCCAAAAGGACATTCTTTTAGAGTAAAAAGAATGTGTCTCATCCGAATGTAGAATCAGGTTCCAGAGCAATATAATACTTGAGGTTGTGTTGAGTATTAGTAAACTGGGACAGAAGTTTAGATGACACAACCACATCATAGGCACCAGGAATAATCTTGATGTTTTCTACTTTGAAGTTGAAGGTAAATTCTGCGTCAGTTTCACCAACTACAATTGCATATTCGTTAGAAGTGTCATTCTTTTTATCACGAACAACCAGTTTGATGACACCTGCTTCCCCAATCACAGAGAAGTCGGGTAATTGATAAACTGCTGCTGCTTTTGTCAACTTCTCAAGAGTTACACTATCCATCTGAAAGCAAACATCCTGAGTAGGAAGAGTGATGTCCTTTTCAGGAGGAGCAATGATGACATTAGGATCGGCAAAGAAATACTTCACACGACGTTTGCCTTCTTTGATACTCAGATAAGTGTCCTGCTGAAAATCAAGATCAGGATCCTGGTGCAAACTCAAACCATTCAGAAACTGATTCAGATCATAAATGGCAAAGTCACGGGGGAACTCTTCTTTGATTTCTGCTTCAGCAAGAATGTTCTTTGCAACAGAAATTGTGCGGAGTTTATTACCCTCCTTCACAAGAATCGAATTGTTGATTCCGGCAAAGTTCTTAAGGATTGCGAGGGCATTATCAGACAGTTTCATTGTACGTTCTTTCAGTTTCATTGGTTGTAGGTTTCACGTTGTGCATTCTTATCGTTGAAATGCATCAGAAGAACAGCATAATGCAAGATCTTCATAATGTCACGTCGTGCAGTGCCTTTCTTATCATATCGAGAGGCATACTTGAGGATGTTGCTACGGCAGAATGCTTCACCGTCTCCACATGCCTCAATCAGATCAAGTGTCTGAATTTTGTCATCACCAGCAGAATAGTGCTGATTGTAAGTTCCCCGAATATACTCAAGAAGTTCTTTCAGAATCTCTTCCTCATTATACTTCCAAGGTGTACTAGAGTCGAATAAGTCAATAGAACCTGTAGAGTCTGTCATACTAATAGTAAAATCGTTTTCATCCATTTTCAAAGTTTCATTGTAAAGCATGGACCAAGAATTAGTCATAATCCATTATATCAGGACTCTACCTGCTCGTCAACAGGCATTTGGAAATCAGCATCTACCTTATCGTACAGTTCAATGAATGCCTGCTTAGTTTCATCATCAAAACGTGCAGTGCAAACATCGATTGCTTTTGCTTTGTTGCCAAAAATGCCATAGGCACGGATGATGTGAACCAAACGACGGGTGCTGATGATTTCATCAATACCACCATCATAGAAAGTCTTGCGAATAATGTCTGCCCAATCAACCAAACGACCACAGAAATCAGCATCCTCAGAGAGTTTCATCAGAATGTTCTTCTCTTGTGCAGGAGTCGGATAGTTCTGCTCAAAGGTTACGGGAAAACGTTCAAGGAAGGCTTCGTTGAGCACGTTAGTTCCAATGAATCGTCCGTCGTCTGAACCTTTACCCTTAGTGTTTGCTGTTGCGATGACGTTGAAACCTGCAGTGGGTCG